GTTTAACACAATTAGAAGGTGAAGCATTTGAAATTTCAGGTATAACTACCATATTATTATTAGGTGCACCTCGTGTTGGTACAATTGTAGGTATTACTTATCTACATTAATTACTCCCCGTAAAGACTGTCTTTTTTGATATTACAATGTCGATCTATCCATTTTTCAACAACACTATACATCTTTAAACCATTACTATCACAATATCTTTTTAGTTTATTATGATGTTCCTCACCTATTTTAAGGTTTTTACTGTTTTTGTTTCCCATAAAGATAAATATAGATAAAAAAGGATCCTTAAATATACCCAAATAAAAAACAATCGATCTCTTTACTAAAAAACAGGATATTTATAAGAAACAATAAATATATTTAACTAAAGTAATCAATGGCAAATTCAAACAGAGTATTCGTTTCTCCGGGTGTTTATACATCAGAGAAAGATTTAACGTTCGTAGCTCAAAGTGTGGGTGTAACTACATTGGGATTAGCGGGTGAGACTATACAAGGTCCAGCGTTCGAACCAATACTAATAAGAAATTTTGACGAATTCAAAACATACTTCGGACCAACTTCTCCGACTAAATATTCGGATGGGAATCCTAAATATGAATTAGGGTATGTTGCGAAGTCGTATTTACAAGAATCAAATCAACTTTTTGTAACAAGAGTTTTAGGTCTAACAGGGTATAAACCTGCAAATACCGTAACAATAAAAACATTAGGTGGTGTTACAGTAGACACTAATAGTCTAACAACATCATCAATCGAAACACTTACAACCATTAATATTATATCAACATCTTCTTTTATAGGTGATTTAAATGGTAAGTTATCAACTGACGGAACAACCGTACAGGATTTTATTGAGAGTATTCCAGTTGTTGTTGGTAAGTGGTTTACTATTGGACATGTGGAATCATCTGATACTGCGGGTTTATTAGATGCGGATCAAGTTACTGGACCAATTGGAAGTAATTCAACAACTAATTGGTACAATGTATTTTTTAAGGAAAATGGTTCAAATGTAATTGACGGTGTTCACTCTTATCTTTTTATATATGATGTAACGGGTGGATGGAAAATTACACAATATGAGTATTCTGCGGAAGAAAATGAATATGGTGGTCAAGTAGCGGTAACTTTCAGATCAAGAGGTTCATATGTTGGACAAACACTTAATTTAGAAGTACCAGTGGCTAATAACACAAACGTAACGTGTACTGGCCCAATATCAAGTAACCCATTGGGTGAATTCACATTTGAAGTGACGGGATCTACAAGTGGTGCAAAAAATTATACTTTAAGTTTAGATCAAACATCAAACAAATATGTAACTAAAGTTTTAGGTACAACAGTATTTGGAAAAAACAGAAAAGACATTCCTCTTTATGTAAAAGAAGTTTTTCCTAAAACATTAAAAACACTTCACGAAAAAGGTTTGGTAAGAGGTTTAGATACCACACTTACTTACACTAATGAAGGTAGTAATTTTGTGGGTCAGTGGGAAACACCGGCATCACCAGTAATTGTATCTGAAGTACGAGGTGGAACTGTTAATGATTTATTTAACTTCATTAGTATTTCTGACGGTGACGCAGCAAACACACAAGTTAAAATCACGTTCCAAAATATTGATCTTGAAACGGGAGATTTTGATATTATAATTAGAGACTTCAATGATAAAGACGATAATCTAAATGTACTTGAGAAATTTACAAGATGTACTATGAATCCTGATTTACCGGGTTATGTAGCAAAAAAACTTGGAACTTCAGATGGTGAGTATGAGTTGAGGTCTAAATATGTAATGTTAAACTTATCAGTAAACGCACCTGTTGATGCGGTACCTGCGGGATTCAAGGGATACAATTCCCATTCTTTTGGTAATGCAACTCAAGGTAGTATACTTTATAAAACAGATTATAATCTTGCTGGAGGTGTAACAGGTTACACTGATAATGGTGAGGCTAAAACGGTAAATGCCGACAAAATAAGAAAAGTTTCTCTTGGAATATCATCTCAAATTGGTTTTGATAGTGATATCTTAGAATATAAAGGTGTTGGTGGTTCAGGTAAAACCCATGGTTTCCACTTATCAACAAACGCATCAACTATCGTAGGTGATACAGTATATAAAACTACGTCTTACGATTTAGAAGGTACTGATAAAGGTTTATTAGAAACTAAACAATACAGACAATTCACATTAGCTGTGGCTGGAGGTTTTGATGGTTGGGATATCTATAGAGGTACAAGAACAAACGGAGATGGTTACGTTTACGGTAAAAACACCTATGTAAGTGGTAACACAAACAACAATGGTGTGTTCAGTACGTCAGTTGGTAATTCTGATTATTATGCTTACTTACAAGCTATTGAAACATTCTCTAATCCTGAATCTGTAGATATTAACATATTTGCAACACCAGGTATTGATTTTGTAAACCATAGTTCATTGGTAAACAACACAATTGAAATGATTGAAGGTGATAGAGCAGATTCACTTTATATAATTAATCCACCTAACACCGATACTGTTGATGAAATAATCGACCAATTGGATAATGTTGAGATGGACACTAACTATTCGGCAACTTATTGGCCTTGGATTCAAGTACGTGACACGGATAATGCAACACAAATATACTTACCACCAACAGGGGAAGTTCTTAAAAATATTGCATTGACCGATAATGTATCTTACCCATGGTTCGCAGTGGCAGGTTACTCAAGAGGTTTAGTAAACGCGATTAAAGCGAAGAAAAAACTTACTTTAGAAAATAGAGATGATTTATATAAAGCAAGAATTAATCCAATTGCAACATTCTCAGACACAGGTACTATTATTTGGGGTAACAAAACTCTACAGGTTAGAGAATCGGCACTTGATAGAATCAATGTAAGAAGATTATTGTTAAGAGCAAGAAAACTAATTTCGGCAGTTGCTGTACGTTTGTTATTTGAACAAAACGACGAACAAGTTAGAAATGAATTCTTAAGATTGGTTAATCCTATTTTGGAGTCAATTAAAAAGGAAAGAGGACTTTATGAATTCCGTGTGGTTGTATCAAACGATCCAGAGGATATTGATGCTAACACACTTAGAGGTAAGATTTATATCAAACCAACAAGAGCGCTTGAATTTATAGATGTTGAATTCTTAATAACTCCAACAGGAGCATCATTTGAGAATATATAATAAAAAAAATGAAGGGGAAGTACAATTAAGTATTTCCCCCTCTAAGTAAAAATTGAGATGACCCCCAGTATAATGCCAGAACTAAGCAAGTAATAATTGATTATTAATTAAATATTATATATATTATATAATTAACTTATAAATCTTTAAAGATTGCTACCGGTATTACTGGGTAACTAAAAAATAAGGAATAAAAATGACAAAGTCAACTCAATTGACAATAAATTTAAAAATATTTCACTAAGAGATATATTTATAATAAAGAATAACAAAGAAAACAAATATAAAGACATGGCAGATTTACTAATGAAAATGCCGGTTCCTTACGAACCGAAAAGAGTTAACCGATTTATCGTCAGATTTCCATCATCATTGGGAATCAATGAATGGTATGTAACATCGGCAGCGAGACCAAGTGCGAAAATTAGCGCAGTTGAGATCCCATTTTTAAATACCTCAACTTATGTTGCGGGTAGATTCACATGGGACACCCTAAGAGTTAAATTTAAAGATCCTATCGGACCATCTGCGTCACAAGCGTTAATGGAATGGTTTAGATTACATGCGGAATCTGTAACAGGTAGAATGGGTTATGCCGCAGGATATAAAAAAGATATTGAATTAGAAATGTTAGACCCAACTGGTGTTGTGGTTGAAAAATGGATTCTTCAAGGAACATTCATGCAAGATTTGAACTTTGGTGAATTAGATTACAACAATGATGCACTTGCTACCATTGATTGTACATTGAGAATGGATAGGTGTATCCAAGTTTACTAATAAATTAAACAACATGGAAGATAAACGAGAATATGGTATAGACCCCAACATCAGTTATGATGTTGTTGAGTTGCCGAGTCGGGGTATTATGTACCCTAATCGAACAAAATCCGTCAAGGTTGCTTATCTAACTGCGGCAGATGAAAACATACTTTCTTCACCAAACTTAATTGCGAATGGAGATGTAATAATTGAACTACTCAAGAGAAAGATTCTTACTAAAGAAATTGATGTTGAGGATATGGTTGAAGAAGATAAACAAGCAATTCTTATCTTTTTGCGTAATACCGCATTTGGACCTGAGTTTGGAATAAGATTAAGAGATCCGAAAACAGAGGAAGAATTCGAAACTACGGTTGATTTATCTGAACTAACTTATAAAGAGTTCAATTTAAAGGAAGACGAAAACGGAGAATACTCATATTTTTTAGATAAATGTAAGGTTGATATAACATTTAAATTCTTAACACCTAAGGATGAGAAGGAAATGAGTGAAATCACCAGTAGTTGGAACGGTAATGGTACCGCACCAATCGTTACTAAAAGATTAGAGAAATTAATACAATCGGTAAAAGGAAATAAAGACCCTATGAATATTAGGAATTTTATTGAAACAATGCCAATTGTAGATTCACAAGTTTTTAGACGATATGTAAGAGACAATAAACCTGGGGTGGATTTGTCCCGAACAATTTACGCCCCGTCTGGAGAAGAAGTTACGTTTCACGTAAACTTCGGGGTGGAGTTTTTTCGTCCTTTCTACGGATTATAGGAGTAATCGGCTTACGGAGATCGTATTCTTGATACAAAACGGGTTTACACACTCAGATATACTTGAAATACCCGTGTTCCAACGAAAGTACTACATTGAAAAAATTATAGAACTTAAAAACCCTGATGCTTAATATTTATTAATATGGCAGATAACACAAGGATACTAAAACAGGTAGATGATTGGAAAAAGGCGCATAAAGGTTATTCAGAGGATGAACTAACCAAAGCCACATTAGCATTCTCAGCGGGTGCCGCATCTGCAAAAGAAAGTACAGGTACCGGTGATTCATCTAACTATATTGCTAAAATTCTAAAAGCATCTGCAGATACTGACCAATATGCGTCCGTTAATAGTAATCAGACAATACAAGACTTTGCAAAAAACTATAGTGAAGCAAAAAAAGAGGGTGACAGTCCTATATCACAATTTTTCTCAGGATTAAAAGGTGTTGCCGGAGACCAGGGGGAAACATACGCTAAAGAACAGGTTTATATGTTACGTCAGATAAACGCAGAAATGGGTTTAACTGGTCAATTTTCAAAAGATTTTAGAGATTCGTTAAATGAAACAATACCTGGGTTACAGAAATTAGGTCTTGGTGTGACTGATGTTGTTGAATCAACTAAAGAAATGGTTGATAATTCGGGTAGGTTTGCATTCATATCTGCTGATAGTCAAGTTAAGGCCGCTCAAATTGCCACTGCATTCGGAATGTCAATGAAAGAACTTGCGGGTTCTTACAAATCGTTTGAGGATGTTGGTATTGGTGCCGTAGGTGCCGCTGAAGCGATCGGGGAAGCGGGTAAAAACTCGTTAGAACTTGGTCTACAATCACAAAAAACGATTAAAGGTTTACAAGAAAACGTAGAAAAACTAAACATGTTTGGTTTCCAAAAGGGAATTCGTGGTTTAGAGGAGATGGTAAGAAAATCAACAGAATTTAGAATGAGTGTTGATAGTGTCTTCCAAGTGGCAGACAAAGTATTCTCACCTGAGGGTGCACTTGAAATGGCGGCTAATCTACAAGTGGTTGGTGGTGCTATGGGAGCATTAAATAACCCTCTTGAAATGATGTACATGGCCACTAACAATGTTGAGGGTCTACAAGATGCAATATTTAAATCAACCGAAAGTCTTGCAACATTTAATAATGAAACTGGAAGGTTTGAAGTTGTTGGTGTTAACCTTAGAAAGGCTAAGGATATGGCAGATGCGACGGGTATATCTCTTTCTGAACTTACTAAAGGGGCAATTGCGGGTAACGAAAGAATGCAAGCAATGAACGACATGTCGGGAATCGACGTGCCGGAGGAAACAAAAAGATTTTTAACAAACATATCACAGATGAAAGATGGTGAAATGACCATCCAAATCCAAGACGCGGCAATGAGAAAGAAATTGGGTATGGGAGATCAGGTTGAAATGAAACTTTCTGACATGTCAAATGAAATGGCGACCGAACTTAAAAAGTATCAAGACGAATTTAAAACAATGAATCCTGAAGACATTGTTAGACAACAAGCAAATGCGGTTCAAAACATAATGAAAGATGTTAATTACATGTTAGGTGTAATGAGAATCCAAGGTGCAAAAGCTGGGGACGCAGGTGCTGAGGCACTATTTGGTTTGGATTCCAAAGATTTGGGTACGTTCATAAGTGAACAAGGGGATAAAGGTTCTGACTGGGTCAGTGAATTTCTAACTAATGGGATGTCTGGTATTACCGCATCAATAAAGTCCTCCAACGAGAGTGCAAAGAAAATTGCGGAAGCTCAGAAATCCAGTAATGATGAAAAATCAAAACCAACAAACAAAACAACTACAGTAATTGAGCTCAAACATACGTCGGACTCCACAATGGGTGCATACCAAAGACAACTACAATCAAATCCTCAATATTGGAATGATTTGATGAAGAGCGATCCAAGGAGTTACACGCCATAAAACTAAACAAATTTTACTTTTGAATCTATTTATCTAATAAAATAAGATATGCCAAGTTACTTAGATTTTAATTCAACGAAAGTGTTTAGGGATTCTATACTTGCAAGGACTCTACAACAACCTAACGGACCACAAACATTTAATAGTGGTGTTTATAGTGTTGAAAATTTAAGAGATCAAGCAAATGTAGATCCGGGGGACGTTGAAACAAATTTACAAACCTATTTATCGGTTCCTGAGAACCTCAATACTTTTGGTGCTGATGAGTTCAGTACCGTCACGAATTTAAGAAACTTAGTTGGTCTTAATGATTTAGGTTTATACCCTTATTACACTGCGGGTTCATACAATAATTTAATTAGTATTATGACTACCGACAATTATGAATCGGAGTCTAAACTAATGCAATTTGCGGCATTTAATATTAAAACAAATAAACAAGGTCCCGTACTTGCAAGAATTACACAAAATTTAGTCGCGGCGACATATGGTAGGGTGAGATTATTAGATGCATTAAATGGTAATACCGCAACGGCAATTAATTTAATTACAGGACGAGAAAACTTAATAGAAAAGAATTATAAAATTACAGTTGCTAAAACATTGGCGGGTAAGGCGATAGATTTTTTACAAACAGTTGCGGGTGTTGAATTCCCATGGAGTGAAATCCCTGGTGACTATTTAACAAACCCAAGAAACCCAATAGTTAACAGACCCGAAGCACAAACAGGTGCGGGAAAAATATTACAAGACATAACAGGGGTTTTAGGTTCATTGTTAGGTATACAAAGAAGACCAAAACCGAGTAGAAAACCATCCGATCTAATGATCGAGTATATGGGTAGTGGACAAAAGGCAGTACTTTTTGACAACTTAAGGTTCTCAACATATGCACCAAACTATACTAAAACCGCAAGATCACAACAATCATCAAAATTATTCAACTTCCCTAATCAAATAGGGGATGCAATTAATGATGTCTTCGGAGCGGGAGCACCTGCGGGACAAGCGTATATTGGTGATGATAGGGGTGAGGATGTGAATTTTGCAATGAACGACTTTAATGAAAATGTCATCAGAAGTAGTTACTACCTTAGTTTATTATTTGATCCTGTTCAAACAGAATTATTTGAAATAAAAAGAAATATAGGTGAGGGTGGACAAATAAGTGGTAAACTTACGTGGTATAGTAAAAACTCTAAAAATAAGTTAGGTGCTAACAATGAAGAGTTTAATAGTGAAAGGTCACAATTTGAACAAAGTTTATCCAATTCATATTCATTTAGAAGTGATTCAATATTAGATAAGACCCAACAACTTCTTAATTCAATGCCATCAGATGGTGGTGCCGCGAGAGGACATGTTGCAAATGCCATTGACCAAACAAGTAGAATCTTTAGAGAGGGTAATGTTTTAATGTCAAGAGGATCGGCAATTAAATACGTAGATAAATTTACCGGAGATGAAGGGGGTGTTGAATATTGTAGAGTTTGGACTAAGGACAGATCTTACATGAATATGTCAGACACAATGAAAAGAACAGGAAATATTAGAAAGTTCGATTCAAGTGTAATGAGTACACCGTGGAATTTAAATATTGCACCAATGTCCAATGGACAGAACGGTGATCCAGATACTGCATTTGGGTCGTCAACTAATATTGTAAAAGCGGGAGATGGTTACATAGCAAAAAAATATATGTTCTCACTTGAGAATTTAGCTTGGAAAACCTCTAACATGCCAGGTTTTATGGTAAGTGACTTACCTTACTGTGAAAGAGGACCTAATGGTGGTAGAGTTATGTGGTTTCCACCATATGATTTAAAAGTTACCGAACAGAACAACGCAAGATGGGAAGAAAATAGTTTCTTAGGGAGACCCGAACCAATATATACATACCAAAACACTTCAAGGTCAGGACAAATATCGTTTAAGATTGTTGTCGATCACCCAAGTATTTTAAATCTATTGGTACAGAAACACTTTAAAGGTATGTCGGATGAGGAATCGGACAATTATATCAACGCATTCTTTGCTGGGTGTGAAGAACTTGATTTCTATGAATTAATAAGAACATACACAACAATTACTAAAGACGATGCAGAAGCAATCAAAAATTATTTAGAAGGTGGTGGAACACCTGAGGAGATCTTAAAATATAAAGTGACTACTGAAGATGCGGAAATTATAGAATTTGATTCTACGCCCGAAGAAAGTCCTATGAAAAAATTCGAAGTGTCATTATATTTTCCAAATGACTACCCACAAAAATCAGGATCTAAAGATGTAAATACGACTGTCCTATATAGTGATATTAAAAATTCATATTCCCAAACAGAATATGAGGGTTATTTAGATAGTGGTTTAACCACATTGTTTAGTGGAAGTCCTACTGCGGCTAAGAAAAACGATAAAAAAGTAATCTATGGTGACGATACCGTCACAGGAACTCTCCAACAAATAAATCTTACCAAAGGTAAATTGACGGAAGCGTTCGGTAAATTAGATAGTAACTTTAATGACTATACGGGTTATTTAACTGAGATAAAAACAAGACTTGAGAATAATGAACTTAAAATGCTTAATTTTGGTTTACAATCAAGTACTTCGTCAGTCGCTGATGATGATTACAATGTGTATCTCTCAATGAGAAGGGCACACTCAGTTGTTCAGGATATCATTAAACAACTTGAAAAACCAGGTAATAACACAAACGTTAAATGGCCAACATCGGTTTCGGAGGGAACAGGACCTAAAGATTTTGAGGTACTATATAATTTTTCGGACTTAGGTTATGAGGGTGTTGAGGGTCAACTTGTATTTAAAGGATCGAGTTATGGTGAAAATGTGGATGATGCAACGTTAGGTGGATTACAAGGTGCTGGTGGATCGTCAAATATTGACTGTCACAATAAGAACATTCAAAGTTCTTCGGCGTTAAAGAAATCCGCGCCAATAACTTTTTACTGTAGATACACAGGTGTTGTTATGGGGATTACACCCAACGACAAACAACCTAAAGGACCAAATGATCCCGATCAAATACCAAAATATAAATTAGAACCTGATGGAACAGTAAAACAACCGGCAGTTAAGAAACCACCGATTGATATGATGAAAAAGATCATCATGAAAACCCTATCAGAGTGTTACTATTTTAAAGTGCTTGAGGAAGACTCACCAGTTACGTTTAAAAGTTTAACTGAAAAACTAAAATATTTCCACCCCGCATTTCATTCAACAACCCCCGAAGGTTTAAATAGTAGGTTAAATTTCTTACTACAATGTGTAAGACCCGGTGATACTATACCAATTAAAGGGTTGGCAAGTGACCTTGATAAAGGAGCAAGAAACACGAGTTTCGGACCTCCACCAATCTGTGTTGTAAGAATAGGTGATTTTTATCATTCTAAAATTGCGATCAGAGACATAAACATATCTTACGAGGATTCACCATGGGATTTAAACCCTGAGGGTATTGGTGTCCAACCGATGATTGCAAGTGTAACTCTACAAGTTAATTTTATTGGAGGACAAGGTCTTGAAAAACCCGTTGAACGATTACAAAACGCATTATCATCTAACTTCTTTGCAAATACTGAGATGTATGATCCAAGGTCAGTTTCAACTAATTCAACAATAGGTGGGGTAGATGCAAAAGAATTTACAAAAGATTTCTTAGAATCACTACAAAGAGCAAACACGATTAATGAAACACCAGTGGGAGATAATAGTGATTCGGTACCAGTACTTAATGAAGGTGTTTATATTGGTGATTCAGATTTGGATAAATCAACAGGTCAAGAAGCTGAGGGAGACCCAACAGTACCGGCAATACCACCAACAGGACACACAATAAGTTATAAGAAACTCATAACTGAATTAGAGACACAATATAAATCTTATTTTGAAACGTTTAAAACGTCATATGACGACCTATTAGTTGAGTTTGGACCTCAAGTACATAGTTTACTTTTATCACCAACATATAGAACGATAAACGACTATACGGTAAACACATCAAACGTTGCAACAAGAACAATTAAGATGTTGGGTGAATACACCTCAACTACGGAGTTAAACCATAGAATTAATAGACTTAAATCAAGTATGGTATCATCAATACTTACAGAAGATGTGTCGGAAATGTTTAAACTTGATAATTTCCTTTCACCTGAAAAAATTGAAAGATCAAATACATTACTAAGACCTAAACTTGAAGCATTAATTGTGGAAAAATTAGATGGTGTTATTACATCGAACCTATTAAAAGGTATTACAAATAAAAGGAATGAAGTAATTGAATCTTTAGATAAATTAAATTATTTAACCAAGTATGTGGGTGACGGTCAAATCAAAGATCAGACTTACACACAAGCGACACTTTCGGGGTTTACCTTTTCAACACTTTACGATGAGTACGATATATTCGTTGATTATTTTGATAAAAACAGTGATAAGTTTGTAAAAGATTTGGACACATCTATAAACTTCGATTCATTATCTATAAATGTTACTATACTTAGTGAATTATTATCCGTATTATTAGTAGGTAAGGAAACCGAAATAACTGACATTTACAAAGATGATATCCTTTTTAGTGATAATATTAAGAAAAGGATTGAAAGAAAGGTTAAAAAATTCATAGATGAAACCAAACCCGAAAAAATTAACCTAAGTAGGTTTAAAAAAATGAAGGGTGATGGGGATCTTAAGTTTGTTGTCTCAAGCACGGCAGACATAACGGATTCAACACAGAAAGAAACCTTAGAAAGGGTCCATTTAGATCAGGTAACAACTTTAGGGAGTACATTGAATAATTATAAACCAACTAAAGTCAAGAAATAATGAGTAGACAATATTTTAACAGATACGAGTTTTTTGAAAACGATGGTGATTTTAAAATTGTACCCGGTATTGAAATCAGAATTACGTCCTCAGATAAGTATGTGCAATTTAAAAGAGGTAAAGACAGGTTAGATAGAATCTCTCAGGAGTATTATGGTTCACCTGTTTTTGGTTGGTTAATTTTACAAGCTAATCCCACATCGGGAAGTATTGAATTTGAGATACCGAATAACTTTCTTTTAAGAATACCATTTCCACTTGTTAATACCTTACAAGAGTATAAAAGAAGTGTAGAATTGTACAACTTATATTATGGCGAATAACGATCTTATAAATAATGAAAACATATTAGTAAAGGTTGATCAGAATAATTTAATCCTAATCGACCCTAACAGTACTGTTTCTAATGGTATCGTAGAACCAAGGGGCACTAACGCGGAAAACTTTGTATATTATGTAAATCTTGAAGCCGACCTTATACCAAGAAGTGTTTTGGTAAGTGGTAACAATTCTAATACACTTTCTTCAGTTGCTGAGGGAACACTAAATTTTTTACAGAACAAAAACAGTGACTACTTAGATACCAAATGGACCGACACATATAACCCAAGAACGGACGCGGAATTTAAAAGGTCTGATATTATTGATGATTCAGGACAATCTTTCGGAATCCAAAGTATTGACATTCAGGTTAGAGGTACAAACTTTGTTCCTAAAGTAACTATAAAATTTGTTGATGTAAGGGGTAAAACATTATTTGAATCACCAAAAAATTCACCTTATAAGGCATTCTTTCACCAACCATGGCCAATATTCTATTTAACTGTTAAGGGTTTTTATGGTAAGGCGATGAGATATAGACTTCACATGACAGATTTCAACTCCTCATACAACGAGGGTAATGGAAACTTTGAAAGTGTTGGTGTTTTTATTGGATCAACATATGCATATTTAAGTGATATTCCGTTAAAGGGAATATTAAACTCACCATATATGTATGGTATTGAACAAACCAAAGACATTAAAACAAATGAAAAGACGGGTGAGGTTACAAAGATAATATCTAAAACATCTAAAGGATACCTCACACTTAAATCAATTTTTGACGAATACAAAAGAAAGGGGTTAATTGATGAAAACATGCCAGTCAAAACCTTAAAAGAGGTAATTGACATTGCTAAAAGATTAGACCCTATATTAGAAAAGAAGATTTTCGGTGAGGTTGTGGATATGAAAATATTCGTTGCGTCAAAAGAGATGTCAGACCAACTTAGAAAATTCTTTGGGGCTGTCGAGGCCTGGAAATCTAAATATTTAAGACCTGATTTTATTATTTTACCATCGGGTAGTGAAAATCCATTAGATCGTCATTTCTATTTAGTAAAAGATCAGGACAATGGAAACTCAACAGAAAAGATTCTTGGTGAGGATAAATCAGGAACCTTAGAATCAATAATACATGTACACCTAAAGAACTTAAAGAACAGTGAAATTTTTGGAAAAGAGACCCAAAAGACAACGGCGGACTTTAAAAAATTATCAATAAATCTTAACCAATCCATTAAGGATATTGGTTCTTATTATTCAACAACTAACGGTAACGGTAAAATTACGGTTGCAATTGAAAAGTTGTTTGATGATATGTACAAGATTTCTAATTCATTTCAGGAAGAATTAACAAAACTACAAGATGGTGTTGAGTTCAAAATGAATGAAATTATTTCAGGTGAGGATGGTATTGGTTTTGAACCAACAATACGAAATATCATTGCAATTATATTGGCGTCGGCAGATACGTACATCAGATTATTGAAGGGTGTCCATATTAAAGCGTTCAATGTTGCAGAGGAAAGAAAAAATGTAATTAAAGGTTTTACTAATGAAACTGTGGGAGATGCGATTTACCCATGGCCCGAAATTAAAAAACAAAGTACAGGAACAACTAAAGTTCTTGCATATCCTGCGGACGCTGATTTGGTACATAAATTAAGATCAAATAATATGGTGTTATGGCCAGAAGTACAATTCGTAGAAGAATATGCTGCGGTGTCCTCCCAAAGAATCGACAATCAAGGTGGTAATGAATCAACGACGAGTTCAATTAGATATGAATTTGGGGATAGTAATTCTGAGGAAAAAAGGACTAACAAAATATCGACCTTTGATCTACTACCTGGTTCCGCTTATAGTGATAAAAATTTAGATTCGTTTTTATATGAAATTTATGAGAGGTCACAGTTAGTTACCTTATATGATACTTTCAATGGTCCGACATTAAATGAACTTGGTAAACGAGAATTTGAAACAATACAAAACCTAACAGAGGAAGATTACTATCTTGTTGATATTTTAAAGGACAGTAAAATATTAAGTAAAAGTAGACATATAGAATTAATGCAGTCGTTTTCACCATTTGAGCGTTATCCATATTATGAGGACAATTTAATTACTGTTCCTTATTTATTGGACAACTCTACTACATCTTTTAAATTAAAGGATTATACGGGTGATGACACAGTAACCGCAAAAAATGGGGAGTATGAAAAATTACAAACAAATTTAACCCAATACATAAGTGAAGATTATAGATCAAAAATATACCCATTCAATTCTGACACGTATTTAGGGTATTTAGGTAAAACATCATTTGCAAAAACCGAACTTAATGTTGGTGGGGCACTTGATGTGGACACTGGTAAAGGATTCATAAGTGGTCCTATAGATCCAAATAGTTGGATGAAAGGAAACCAAGTTTCTACAAATATGTTTAATGAAACATTCTCTGTAGAAAACACGTCAGATAAATTAAATATTTTAAATACACCATATTTCCATAAATCAATTAATGATGGGTTCTTCGGTACATCATCTCTTGGTAAATATAAAACATCGGCATACCTTTTACTAAACTCATTACCGTTTAAAGATTTAAAAGACACCATAGTGTTCCCAAAATCCCCAACTGTTAATGTTTTGATGTCGTCATTGTTTAGGGAAATTGGATCAACACACTATGTACCATACCATTTAATATTAAAGTGGGGGTCAATATATCACAGATATAAAGAACATATAATTAATAATGTGGACATTCTTTCGGGAATAAACACACCAATTGACGGAAGCGTGTTTTTCGACAACACATTAAATTTAATTTTTAATGGTGATATAACCAGATCATCACAGACGGACGTGGGTATACACCCACACTATTCCAATATTTACCATCAAGTTGTAAATGGATATTTATATTATAATGTGGGTGACACAACATCAACATCGTTTGATAGTACGGTAACTGATAATGTATTATACATAAATCGTTTCAACACAACTAAAGGAAAATATTATAACTCGTTTGTTGATAACTCTCGTTTTACTTCAACAGATCTTAGATTAACAATTCTTCCTTCAACAGGAACCAACGAAAAAAGAAGTCTTTATTTGGATTTCAATGACTCGGAACAATTTAATTTCAGGGTGAATTGGGTGGATAACCAAAGTGGTGAATTTGTGGTAACGGGTAAAACATTACCATCACCAAAGGAATATTTTATGGGTATGTCAACTAACAATGAAAAGGTTATTGATTTACTTGGAACATTTAGTCCTGATATCTTAGGGTCATTCGAAGATGCGTTTTTAGATTTTTCAAGTGAGGTGATTGATAGTTACTCTGAACACAAAAAATATGATACAGTTTATTACTCTAAGTTTCAAAACCTCTTAAAAGAACTTGTAAGTGTTGAGAAAAAAGACGGTGACGATCTTGATTCTGACTCAATTATAAATTCAATTAGTTTAAGACAAGCGGAGAACCAAAAGGAAGTTACAAAAAACATCCTCACCACAAAGAATATGTTAGAACTAACAATAACAAACCCAAAAGAGTTAAATCTTCATGTGTTAAATGGGTATGTTAATGGTAATGGTCGGGTATTGTCTGTTGGGGAGTACAACGTATCTCAAGTATCTGCAAATTCAAAATATATCGACTTGTATGTTGGAGAAGACATTGATGGTTATTATTTGGAATTTTTTAATATTAGTAATATTGAACTTAGTGAGGAAAATGTTTTTGCATTTAGACCCATGGTTCAGATATATGCGGGATATAAAAAATCAGGAGGTGTAACGACTAAAGACGCTTTCGGTAGTTATATCACAGATTCAATTATAGGTCCACAAATCAGTAGACAAAGTATATTTTTAACTCAGATATATCGAAAATTACCAACATTAGAAAGGATTAAGGATCAGAATAATAATTTAGGTATTATTAAAGGGTATAATGAGGACACAACAATTAAGTTGGAGTTATATAGTGACATCAAAAGTTTAAATGATAAGTGGATTTCAGGTAACTCTATAGGTCAAAGACTTCTAATGGAGGAATTCATGTTTTTAGATAAAGCAAATAAAGATATTGGTGATGAGTTATTTATTGACTTAAAGAAACTAATACAACTTGGTGATGCGGAAAATGCGAATATTGATCTGTATTCCACAATTGGTATTATAATTGCAAGAACGGGTATTGATATGAGGGTATTACCCGCATATGTTAATTTTTACGCAAACGAAAATAGAAGAACGAGGGTTAAACCATCTGACACCATTGCGTCGGTAATGTTTGGTAAGTTTTTAGAAGTGGATGTTGAGTACTCAACACCGAAGGCAATCTTACAATATGTGTCGGGTGGATCAAAACACTTAAACTTGTCAGATATCAACGATAAGTATATGTATAAAGACGATTCGGTTGACTTAGAAAGTGCAACTGACAACCCCATTCTTATTACGACTCCTGATTATTTCTTAAATACAAATTTAGCTAAGTCAAATAAAGTGGTTGCATTTGAAGTTAGTTTTGGAGATCAAAACCAACAAATGTTTAAGGGTATTTCGTTAGATCAGAAACAATTTAAAAACACTTATGAATCTAACGTGGCAATGGAAAGACTTGCAAGGTCACAATCGGGATCGGGTATTGCACAAGTAGACACAAGTCTATTTGATATATATAGATCAAGGTCCTACACTTGTACAGTAACTGCAATGGGTAATGCAATGATACAACCAACAATGTATTTCCAATTAAAGAATGTACCTCTGTTTGAGGGGGCATATTGGATTGTGGAAGTGTCACACGCCATTGCGAACAATTCTATGTCGACCACCTTTAAAGGTGTGAGAATGCCGAAGGATTCGTTACCGAACCCAAAAGATTCATTTATTGCAACATATAGGGTTCTATTTGATAAGATTCTTAAGAGTGCAATTGCGAAACAAAAGAGTAATAATACAATCGGAGAAAACGAAACAATAACAACTAAAGAGGGTACCTTCGAAACCAATAGGGGTGGTGTTGGACCTAAAGGTGAGGAATTACTTAAAGAAGTTGGTTATTACCAATCAATACCTTTTAATGGTAAGGATGGTGTTCAGTCAATACAGAAAATAAAATATAGTGGTGAACACACGGCGAATCATGGAATTTGGTACAGGACCCGTGTGGATCATATTGCGGATCACATGTCCGACGATAAGGATTTGGGTCTTCCTAATTATGCGAAGTCATTAGAGGTTAACCCAACTAAGATGAAATGGTCGGAAATTAAAGGAACAACAAGTGAAGTGTATTTCTACACAGCACCTTTCAATATGAATGAACTAAAAGACAGTAGTAGCATTTTAAAGGATGGGAATAACCGAGGAAGTACATTCTTTAACCCAATGAATGGACTTAGAAAAGAATTTGTTCACCGATCTCGTCTAAACACCGACGATGGTTCAAGATTTATTGAAGCTCCGTGTGATTTTGGTACGAGAGGTGAGTATGGAATAACAATGTCCAAAATACTAATGAAGGATTTAAAATTAAGTAAAGGTGACGTAGTTTACTTTTTAATTAAGTAATATTGGAGAATTAGTGATAACAGGATATTTATAATAAAACGACAAAATTATGGACAACATAAAAGTAGACTCTGCAATTGAAAACTTTTTATCAAAAAAGAAAGTTACAGATCTCAACGAAGATGGTACAGAACAAGAAGTATGTGATATGGAAACGGGAGTATGCCATACCGTGCGTTCTAAGGATGGTCTTGTTGAAAGAATTAATAAACGATATCTTACCGAAGACGGTAGACAACTATTAAGTGATTAAACATGAGTTTAGAAAACAAATTACGCGAAGAGTTAAATAGGCACCATAGTATTAATAATTATGGTAAAAAACCTATTAACGAACAAGATGAGGTGGATCCAACGGAGTTACCTACGGGTGATGAACCATTAGGTGATGCGCCAGTGGGTGACGTACCTATTGATGATGTACCAATGGACGCACCTGTTGATGAAATTCCGGATGAAGAACCAGATGGTGACTTTGACACGGAAGAAATTGACATAACCGATTTGGTTAACATGACTCAAAACATCAAAAACGATTTAGATTCAAGTAAATCTAATAGTAGTGAGGTTATGGGAAAAATGGGAGATCTTTTTAGTAAGTTAGATGATTTAGAGGCTAAACTTTCACAAATGGATGTGGTAATGGATAAAATTGATGGTCTTGAGAGTAAGGTTACACAAATGAAACAACCAACTCCACAAGAAAGACTTGAGATGAGATCTTTAGATTCTTATCCGTTTAGTCAAAGTCCAAGTGACTTTTTCTCACAGAAACAGGTTGATATGAAGAAAAGTGGTAAAAATGAATATATTATCACCAAATCAGATTTATCCGATATAAATTCAGGTGAGATGAGATCTTCGTTTGGACAAACAGAAGAAGACGATTACTAAAAATGAGTTTAAGTTCGGACGTTAGGTTTTTATTGGAGTTACAATCACAACTTAGAATACTCCATTGGCAAACTAAGAGTCATGGAAAACATCTTGCTTTGGGGGACGCTTATGAAACATTAGGTGAACTTATTGACACATATGTCGAAACATGTATGGGAATTCATGGTAGGTTTACATTAGGTGATGAAGAAAGAAGTTTAAGTATACAGAATTTATCAGATATCGATTTGTTAGGTATGATTAAAACTGTGAGAACAAGTATTCAAGATATGGACATCAACCCAAAAGATGTTGATCTACTAAGTTTACGAGATGAAATGTTAGTTATTATAAATAAACTTTCTTATCTCCTTACTTTAAGGTAGTTGTAGTTTAAGTTAAAATATTTTAAAATATTAAAGTCCATGGGGTTGACCTTTGGACTTTTTTTGTGTACCTTTTAATATAAACAATTAAATATTTTAAATTATGAACACAATCGACGCGATACTTAATCAGTATCAAAAGAACAACAATCCATCCGCAGGCGGAAACAGTATTTCAAGTGAAGAAAGACTTAAAAGCTACTTTACAACCATCCTTCCAAAAGGAACAAGAAATGGGGAAAAAAGACTTCGTATTCTACCTGCCACGGACGGAGGGTCACCATTTGTAGAAGTAAAATTCCACGAAATCCAAGTTAATGATAACTGGATGAAAATATATGACCCATCACAAGTTGGTGAAACATCACCACTAAACGAAGTAAGAGATAGTTTACTTGCAACAGGACTTGAGGAAGACAAAAAAACCGCAAGATCTTACAACGCAAGAAAATTCTACATCGTTAAAGTTATCGATAGAGATAATGAAGAAGACGGACCTAAGTTTTGGAGATTCAAACACAACTACAAGCAAGAAGGACCTTTAGATAAGATCTTTCCAATTTTCAAGAACAAAGGAGATATTACCCACACTACTGAAGGTAGAGATTTAATCTTATCGCTTTCATTAAGCAAATCACCTAATGGTCGTGAGTACACAACTATTAGTTCTGTAATGTATGAAGATGTGGGTCCATTATCTACAGATCCTGAACAATCTACCGAATGGGCTAATGATCCAAAAACATGGGAAGATGTTTACGCTAAGAAACCTATTGAGTATTTAGAATTGGTTGCATTGGGTGAATCACCAAGATGGGACAACGATCAGAAGAAATTCGTAGGAACGAATGAACCAACTACGGTTGAGTTTTCAAATGAGTCTGCAAAACCAGCTGACCCACAAAGGGCAGAGGAGAAATCAGACGATTTACCGTTTTAATTAACCAACCCATAGGGTCCCCACCTCAAAACAAGTTTGATGGAAACATCTGGTGGAGCACGAAACCGACCATTTGTCGGCCCCGAGAATGGGGACCCTTTTATAATACAGATATGGCAATAAAGAAAAAAGATTTTAAAAGTATTAAATCAAAGTTCTCTAAACAGGCTAAGTTTAAGTCTGATAGATTTTTTGATTTAGGTGATGCATTTTTAGATGCAACAGGATTACCAGGACCGGCAATGGGACATATTAATATGTTACTTGGACATACGGACACTGGAAAAACAACTGCATTAGTTAAGACTGCGGTGGATGCTCAAAAAAAGGGTATTTTACCTGTGTTTATTATCACGGAACAGAAATGGGATTTCCCACACGCTAAGATGATGGGGATGGAAGTTGACGAGATTGTTGATGAAGAAACCGGTGAAATTGAATTTGATGGGTTTTTCCTATTTAACAATGAGTTCCAATATATTGAACAGATTACTGATTATATGAACGAATTGTTGGATGCACAGAATAGTGGTGAAATAGAATATGACTTACTATTCTTATGGGATTCAGTTGGTTCAGTACCGTGTAAAATGACTTTTGATGGTAAAGGTGGAAAACAACATAATGCATCCACACTATCTGATAAAATCGGTATGGGACTAAACCAAAGAATATCAGGTTCACGACGAGTAGATTCAAAATTTACAAATACACTTGTTATTGTAAACCAACCATGGGTTGAGTTACCAGACAATCCATTTAGTCAACCTAAGATTAAAGCTAAGGGTGGTGAATCAATTTGGTTAAACTCGACATTGGTTTTTAGATTTGGTAATCAGAAAAACGCGGGAACTAACCCAATCTCTGCAGTGAAAGATAAGAGAAAGGTGAAATTCGCAACGAGATCTAAGATTTCAATCATGAAAAACCATGTAAATGGTCTTGGATATGAAGATGGTAGAATTATACTAACATCTCATGGATTCCTATCAGGAAAGGATGCCGCTGAAGAGAAAAAGTCGTTAGAGACTTACAAATCCAAATACGCGGAAATTTGGAAAGAGAAACTTGGTATCGACGGTGACTTTGATATTAAAGAAGAAAACGGATAGAATGTTGAACCCTATAACAGGTAATAAATGTCAGTATTATTAGTAGACGGAGATAACTTACTTACAATCGGATTTTATGGAGTAAAAAATTACTTTTATAAAGGTGATCACATTGGTGGGTTATACCATTTCATTAACACTTTAAGAAAATCTTTTGAACTTTATAGGCTCGATAAGATTGTTGTCTTTTGGGACGGTGAAGATGGTTCGGCAACTCGTAAGAAGATATATTCTCGTTATAAGGAAAACCGAAGAGAGAGAAACCGTTCCGACAAGGAAAAAGAATCCTATACAAAACAAAGAAGAAGAATCCAACAGTACCTTGAAGAACTCTATGTTCGACAAGGTGAGTTTGAATTTTGTGAAGCAGATGATTGTATTGCTGAGTACACACAGAAGAGTACTGAGAACACAATTGTTTATTCCTCCGATGGGGACTTAGCACAGTTAGTATCTGACACTACAAGGATATATAACCCATCGCACAGGAAACTTTATAGTCAAGATGATATAATACAATACGAACACCAAGAACTACACATACAGAACGTTAAAATCGTTAAGATGATATGTGGTGATCGATCGGACAATATCACGGGAATATACAATTTAGGAATTAAGAAAATATTAAAACTTTTCCCTGAACTAAAAACAAGACCCGTTACTTTAAATGAAATTATTAAACGTTCAAATGAATTATTTGAGGAAGATAAAAACAATAAGACAGTTAAAAACCTTTTAACTGGTGTTACAAAATATGGTGTGTACGGAGAGGAATTTTTTACCCTTAACGAAAGCATTGTTAGCTTGGACCAACCGTTTCTTACGGATGATGCTCGAGAAACCATATCCGACCTTATCCATGAAAATTTGGATCCTGAAGGAAGATCCTATAAAAACACGATGAAAATGATGATGGAAGATGGAATGTTTACCGTTCTCCCGAAATCAGACGACGCGTGGGTAAAGTTCCTCAACCCCTTTTTACGATTAACTCGTAAGGAAAAAAATAAAAGAATAATTAAATTTAAAAAATCATGACGAATAACGACACAACTAAAGTAGAATTTTTGTTATCACTTAGCGGTAACATAATCTGTCAAAGATTCTTCAATGTGAAGGATTTTAACCATAACGCGAGAAGATCTTTAGATATTAAGTATGATGTTGCAAATATTTGTGAAGAAATTTCAAACGATTTAAAAGAAAAAACATTGGATTTTCTTAATAGCAATCAAAACTATTTCCCCGTTTTAGAGTCTGTGGAGACCAGTGAAGCTGAAGAGGAAGAGTACTTTTTACTTGAACTTAAGTTGAATGACGCAGTATTTATTCAAAGGATATTCGCTGCTCATGTCTTCCCACCCAATGTGAGATATTCTGTAGACATC